TTATTTTAGATGTTGATGCTCATTCTTTTTCGGTATCGGCTGACCCTACACAAACAACTGATAAAACAATTTCTGGAAAATATTTGATTCTTGCTACAAGACATGTGATTACACCACAACAACACGAAACTCATTGCGAGTTAGTAACCGATTCAATAAACACAGGACTCTCTACTGCGTCAAACAATATTTTAAACGCATCTAAATATATATGATGGAAGAAAATCAAAATTTTGTTGGCAAAGATGGATTTATTTGGTGGATTGGTGTGGTTGAAAACCGAGTTGATCCATTGGCAATAGGAAGATGCCAAGTGAGAATCTTTGGTTGGCACAATACCGATAAACTAAAGTTGCCAACTCACAATTTACCTTGGTCTCATCCAATGTACCCCTTGAATGCCTCTAAAATGTTTTCAGCTCCAGAGATTGGTTCTTGGATATTTGGATTCTTTTTGGATGGAGAAAATGCACAACAACCAGTAATGATGGGTGTTTTACCTGGAATAAAAATATCATGAGTGAAAAATTATTAGAACTACACACTTTGACAGCAAAAGCAACCATAGCACATAAAATGTATTCAGCTGGGTTAATAACAAAAGAAGATTTCAAAAAACAATTAAATGATCTTAATTGTCATTGTCATGATGATATTGTATTAGAAAAAAAACATTTAGAGCTTGGCACTTGTTATAGAGAAATGTTAAACGGAATTTTAAAAGCTTGTGATTAGGAGACATAATTAATGGCAACCGCATACGAGTTATTAGCAAATCCATCGGAAAATGTAACAGAGGAATCATCTGAGGCCGCTTATGATGATGCTGCGAAAAATGCTTTATCTGCTGAAAATACATTAAAAATACTAGATGATAATGAAAATAATATAACTAGTGAAACTGTGGTCAACATTACTATTAATGATGAAACAACAGAAATTTCAAACACAAGCTTGGATGCAACAACAGAGGATGCAGCTGTTGCTGATACCGTTGTTCCTGAAGAATTATATAATTCTCTTGGCCAAACAACCACCGTAGACACAGCAGCTATTGTAACCGAAAAAGTCAATAAGAATAACAAACCTGGTTTAGCTTCGTTTCCTGGAAAATCAGCAGTACCAAAAAATCCTAATGATGTACCTAAAGTTGGTGATCCCACTACACCAGTTTTTTCTCGGGGCGGTGAAAATATTATAGGCACAACTATAGCGCAAAGAAACAACCAGTTGGTACATTCTTGTGATTTTGCAAATGATTTGATAAAACATATTCAGCTAAAGAAATTTTTAAAATCTATTGCCAGATGGGTTAGAGAAGGCATTAGAAAAATTATGCAGGTTTTAGGTTTTACTGATGCCTCTGGTGCTACATCTTCAATTATCAATGCACTTAAAAAACTTGCAAAAGAACTAAAATATATAAAAACAGAATACATTGATCCAATTATTGAATTTCAAAAATATGTTCTTGCTGTCATAGTTAAGATCAGAGCAATTATTCAATGGATTTTAAGCTTGCCTGCTAAACTTTTAGCCTTGCTGAGAGATTGCGTTTTAAGATTAATAAAATCTTTGGTAAAAATGTTTACTGACGAATTTTCAGGCTCTACTGGTGAGCCAAGTCAAGCTAGTGATTTAGGAAAAGATTTTAAGGAATTAGCTGCTGCGATAAAAGAGGTTGTGGTTGAAGGCGGCGAATTATTAAAAGCAGGAACCACTGCGGTTGGCTTAGCAGCAGGTATTGCTGTTTCGGGAACAGTTGGATTGCTTGTACCCACTAGTGAAGCGGAAGTAATAGCCGCAAACGCAACAATTATTAAATACACAGGAAGTCTTCCTGCCGGATTGGCTGTGCCAGCTGATCCAAACTTTTTAAAAAAATCCATGCCTTAGGAAATAATTATGACAGATGAAGAATTAGAAAAATTACTTGCGGACCATCCACAAACGGCTAATCTTGATGATGTGAGCAAAAAAGAAGAAGCAGAAAACCTTACTCAAAATGACAAATACAAAGAGTCTTTTGATACATTGACTTCTGCATTAAAGGGAAACCCGTCTACAAATTTATTTACTGAACCGCCTTCGCCGGCTGATCCAGATAATCCTCCTTTATATCCATTTAATCAAACATGGAATAGTGAATCTGGCCACTCAATTCAATTAGATGATACGCCAGGCAGAGAAAGAGTTTCCATACATCATGGTAAATCTCAAAACTTCATTGAGATGCATCCAAATGGTGATCAGGTCATAAAAGTATTTGGTGAAGGTTTTGATATTACCATTGGTAAGAAAAACATTTATGTATCTGGCGCATGTAATATTGTGGTCAAAGGTGATTGCAATATGCAAGTTGGCGGTAACTTTAATCATGAGGTCACCGGTGACTATAATCTTGCAGTTAAAGGAAAGTATAATGTTAGAAGTGTTGGTAATATATCTATATCCGGTGACGATGATGTGGGTATTGCAGCTAACGAAAAATTTGGTGGTCAAATAAATTTGACAGCATCTGATGCTATAAATTTGGGATCTGATGTGTTTACTCATGGATCTATTGCGTGTGATTCACTTACCGCTGATTCCCGAGTTAATGCAGGTATGGGTGTATACGCAGGACCTTTTGGGTTCACATCATCACTTGGTGGATTGAGTTTAGGTATGCCAACTCCACTAACACCAGTTGCAACACCTGGTTGTATTAACATTATTGGTTCAATGACAGCATTAGGTTCTGTTAATGCACCAGTTGGAAACTTTTTAAAAACAAATGTTGGTTTAGCAAGCCATGGTATAACTTCTTCTATTTTAGGTGCTGATTTGATTAATGATATTTTTTATAATTTACATATTCATCCAACACCAAAAGGTCCGTCTGGAACTACAACCGCACCGGCAATGAGCGCTTAATTATGGCAACATTATTTTCAAGATTAGGGTACAATTACAGTGACCCACATGGTAACGTAACTGATTTATCAGCTGATGTTGTTGAGCACTTAGAAGCTCTACCACCATTGCTTGAAGATTGGCAATTAGAAGATGTTGCTTCTAGTAATGTCGGTGGATACTATCAAAATCCTTTAGGAACAATATCAACCACTATTGCTGTAACTTCAAATTTAATTATGAATCTCAAAAGCACTATTCAGATTTATGATAATATTGGTGTTGGTTCTATAATGACAAATGTTGCAAATGCAGCGAATAATTTGATTTCAACAATGAATGATTTTAAAGATCATACAGATAGAGTTTCTGGTGTCGTTTCATATGCCGATTTTATTACAGAAGCTGGTTCTACCATTGCAACTACAAAACCATTTAAAGATACAGTTAAAGGTTTTAGTAAACTTCTAATTTATTTAATTTATCAAACAGATGGAATTACCAACACTTCTATATCATATGGTTCTCAAACAAGTTTGTTTACTGGACCAGAAGCCAACACATATTCTAATACTTTGACAACATATAAAACTACAGTAAATTCAAGTATCTATTTTTCAAGCCCAAACACCAGATCCAACTTGACCTCGACTCAAGCAAATACAATCAATACTGGAATCAATGAAATGATTACATTTTTTGACACCCGCAGAACGCATGATGAGACATTTTTTACTAATATGAAAGCACTGGTTTCTGATTATCAAAAATCTAGAGAGTTCTCAAATATGGGTGAAGCTGAAACAAATTTAGTTAGTGGTTATACTGGAACTAGCAAACTTTTGGCCAGAATCAACACATAAATAGAATATGGCAACCGTAACCACACAAATAAACACCGGATTTAGTGATCTGGACTTAAATTTTACTATACACCCAATCAAAAAAGATATCAACCGTCACATAAATGAAACAGCGGTTGTAAATTCTATTAAGAATTTAATTTTGACGAATCACTATGAAAAGCCTTTTCAACCAGATATTGGTAGTAATGTTCGCCGTATTTTATTTGAAAATATGGACACTATTACTGCAACAACCTTGCAAAATGAAATAGCACAAACAATTAAAAATTATGAGCCTAGGGTCAACATATCAAAACTTGAGGTTGCTCCAGATTTTGAAAATAACGGATTCAAAGTTTACATGGAGTTTTTTGTTGTTAATGTAACAAATCCAATAATAATTAATTTCTTTTTAGAACGGATTAGATAAAAAATGGCCACCGCTCGTTTACAAATTTCTGATCTTGATTTCGATCAAATCAAAAATAATTTAAAATCTTTTTTGCAGCAACAAACAACTTTTCAAGATTATGATTTTGAGGGGTCAGGCCTTTCTATTTTGTTAGATGTTCTTGCATACAATACACACTATAATTCATATTATTTGAATATGGTTGCCAATGAGTCATTTTTAGACACTGCCATTTTAAGAGATTCTGTAGTTTCTCATGCAAAGACTTTAGGATATACTCCTCACTCCGTTACTGCACCAGAAGCACTAATCAATATAACTATTGAAACTGCTAATACAACACCTGATATTTTTACTATTTCAAGAGGCACAACATTCAGTTCTTCTTTAATTGATACACAATCTTATAGTTTTGTTGTGTTGGAAGATGTAACTGCAACAAAATCTAATACGGCATTTTTCTTTGAACGTGTAAAAATCTATGAGGGTAGTTTACCAACATATTCGTTCACCTATAATCAAAATTCAAATCCAAAAAATACATTTACTTTACCAGATGCTGATATTGATACAGCAACAATTAAAGTTTCAGTTGTTCCAAATTCTGGTAATACATTAACTCAAGTGTATACTGCTGTAACAGATATTTTAGAAGTCGATTCAGAATCAACAGTATATTTCCTACAAGAAGGAAAAAATGGACAATTTCAATTATCATTTGGTGATGGTGTTTTGGGAAAAGCGTTGGATGATGGTTCTATAATTTCAGTATCATATCTGATAACAAATGGCGCTGCTGCTAATAAAGCTAGTGCTTTTGTTCCAAATTCTCCAATTAACGGATTAACAAATATTACAATAACTACTGTTGCTGCTGCTGCTTCTGGATCAGCAAGAGAATCAATTGACTCAATTAAATTTGGTGCGGCAGGGCAGTTTTCAACACAAAATAGGCTTGTTACCTTCAAAGACTATGAAACATTTTTAAAGAGAAGTTATCCAAATATTGATTCATTGTCCGTATGGGGTGGTGAAGATGAGACCCCACCAGTATATGGTAAAGTTTATGTTTCATTAAAACCAAAAGAAAACTATTTTATCACAGAGACAGAGAAGCAAAGAATTATTGATGAAATTATTAAACCAAAATCAATTGTTGCCGTATCTACTGAAATTGTTGATCCAGAATTTTTGTTTATCTTAGTTGAAAATTATGTACAATACGATAAAACAAAAACAATTTCAACTCCTGCATCAATAAAAGATTCTATTAAAAACTCAATTATAAATTATAAAAATACTTTTTTAAATAAGTTTGATTCTACTTTTGTTTTGTCGAAAATGCAAGACAGTGTTGATTCTGTGGATTTAAATACAATTATTGGATCTGAAACAATATTGAGATTACAAAAAAGATTTGAACCATCGTTAAATTTATCAGCTACATATCAGATAGAATTTAACGCACCTTTACATCGTGGCACAACAACAAATAAAATGGTATCATCAAACTTTAATGTTTTAGATAGTGTTGGAACTTTACGGAGTGTTATCATTGAAGAGATTCCAGAATCATATACAGGTATTTCTGATATACAAGTAATTAATGCTGGATCTGGTTATACAACAGCGCCTACTGTTACTATCACTGGTGATGGTATTGGTGCAACTGCTTCTGCCGTGGTTGTCAATGGAAGAATTCAATCTATTACAATCACTAATAGAGGCATTAATTATAGTCGTGCTATCATTACAATTTCTGGTGGCAACGGTTCTGAAGGTGTTGCGACAGCTGTATTAGATGGAAGATTTGGTACGTTAAGAACTGTATACTTTGATGAGAATGCAGAAAGACAAGTTGTGAATTCAAATGCTGGTTCAATCAACTATGATACTGGTCTGATAACACTAACTAACCTAAACATTGTTTCTTTGGCTACATTTGATAATTTAGTGAGACTAACTATTGAATCTGAAAAAGGTATTGTTAAATCAGTTAGAAATACAATTATCACATTAGACGATACAGATCCAACTTCAATAACAACTGAACTAGTCGAAATCTAATGTCTG